TTCCTTTTGAACTTGATGCGCTTTCTGTAGGTATATTTTCGACCAAGACTAATACAGATTCGCTTACGTCTTTCAACCTCAAAAGCGATGGAAACGTACACCACCATCAATAAAACTATTACCATCACGCCCATAGCCTCCCTTTGGTTTCAACGCTCCCTTGCGAGTAACATTAATAACATTAATGAAATTTTTATTCACCAATAAATGAAATCACAACAATTCAATTAATAACAGTGACATAGCACAAATATGAAGTGCAATATCTCGCAGAAGGATAACAACCTCAGATCAAATAGTTTAAAACCCCAGGAATATGCCGCTAAAGGTGATTAAAAATCTCACACCGTGAAATGATTAACAACGCTAACTTATTTAAGGATAATTAAGATAATTAAAGGGCCTCGAACGAGGCCCAGAGAAAAACACATAAAACCATGAAATAAAAGGATTTATTTCTAAGCATGTCCACGCATTGACCACACTTCGAAAAAAAGCCCCGGATATCCGGGGCGATTCGCTTACATCATCATGCTTTGCTGACCAAAATGGTTCGGGTGCGGCAGCACCGGATTCACCCTACCGGGTGACATGATTGACCGGTCAACGGTCTCCATGGTGACAAATGTATGTCCGCAATTAATGTTTTGGCACTGATGGTAACGCTCCTTGGTGTTCTCGCTCAGGTATCGACTAGAACGAGCATGTGCAGCAGTACCGCATAAATTGCAATGGAACATAATTATCACCTCTACCGGTCAGTTTCGATAGGGGTATTTTAATATATTTTACTTATAAAACAATATATTAACCATTATTCATCACTTTGTTTTTCCTCTTCGTACTCAACATCAGAAAGCCTCACCTCAAGCTCTAGCGCCGTCGTGTAGCCACCATCACCCAATGAGTGGGTTACCTTGGTGATTATCCATGCCTGTTCATCTATGACGCGCTTAAAGCCTTTTACCGCAACCGGCGTTTCTGGGTATAAATCCGCGCGCCCCATGGCAAGGTTAAGGGAGAACTCAGCAACACCGCGTTGCAACTTGTCCCATTTAGCCTTGGCCGCCCGCATGGCCTGGGTCTTGGTGGCGTAAATGGTGGTCAGTGCAAACACGTTGTCAGCTTCACCGGCCATATACTCGCCCTCACGTTCCTCCTTTGGTTTTGCCGGTGCCTTCTTGCTCGCTGTTGGCTTGGCGGCTTTCGGGTGTTGCAAGGCGCGCAAGTGCTTCACCTTGGGCTTGCGCTTGAGTTTGATCTTTTTCTTTTGCGGGGCTTTCGGGTCTTTGGTGTGTAACCATTTAGCTGTGACGCCGGTATAAGCTCCCCGGTCAGCAATAGCAAACTGATGCTGGTCACCGTCGCGGCGCTCAATGGTCACCTGCGGGATGGGTTTGCCGCTGGCAGTCACCCCGCTGCCGCCGTTGAGAAACAGCAATTTACCCGCCTTGACCGACACCTCCGCCCCGTTGCGCGTGGCAAGACGGGTCAGGAATTTAGCGTCAGACTCCTGTGATTGGTCAATGTGCGGGATGGCAATACCGGCCAATCCCTCGGCAACACTGACCGTTAACTTATTGCGGGCGGCAATCTTCTCCAGTACCGCGCCGAGGGTGGTGTCGTGATAAGACTCCTCACGGCGTGAATTGAGCGTGCCACGAAAGTCCGCGCTACGGGCGCGAATGGTCATCGTGTCGGGCGCGCCTCGGTGTTCCACCTCGTCCACTGTGAAAGTACCCTTGTTGACCAACGGCTGCCCCTGCCAACCCAACAACAACGAGAGCACCGCACCACGCATCGGCATCATGACCTGTCCGTCAGCATCATCCAGTTCGATATCCAACTGGTCAGCCTCAAAGCCGCGGTTATCAACCAGCGAAAGTGACAGCAAGCGCGGGCTGATGTTCTGTGTGATGTCTTTGCCCTGCATCGTGAGCATAAAGGCCGGGGCCACTTTTGCTCCCGCATCCAGCGTTAAGCCTGGCATCATGAGAACAACCCTCCGATCGCTGTACCGGCCTTATCGGCCAGCGCGCCAGCTTGACCGAGCAAACCCTCGGTCTGTGCCCGCAAATCCCCATAAAGCGCCGACAGGGACTCGTCCACACGGGTCAGCGTGAGCGAGAACTCAATGCGCCGGGCGCTGCCGTCGGAAAAGAACTCGCTGCGAGTCTCGCTGACGCTGTTGACCACAAACATCCCGTAAATGGTGCCCGTGCCCTCTAGCATTGGCCATGCCCGCCCATCAACGGCCATCGCATCCAGGAGCTGCATCGAGACTTTGCCGCCGGTGATCTCCGGCATCAACACCCCGGATAACGTAATTTTCTCCTCACCGACGCCGAGAAACTGCAACGCTGGGCGCAAGCCAATTCGGCTATTGGATGGCCAGCGATAATCTACGTTGCGTTGCATGGTCTGATAGGGCAGCGTTTGAAGTCGAAACACAAACAACCCCAGGATTAACATCATGGTGACCCCCCTCTTTAGTCGCTGGCCAAGGTTGAACGCTGCGCCGCGCGGGCCTTGCGCTCGCGCTCCTCGACCACTTGCAACAGCATCCGCTTGGTTTGCGCTTCGGTCATACCGCCTGGGTGGCTGCTGGCCACGTGGAAGTTATTGACGCTGTTGTCCGTGTAGGATTTCCCGCCCCCGGCGCTGACCGGCACATACGTCCCCGACATCGCACCGCCCACAGGGTAGTAACCACCTCTACCAGCCCCGGCGGCGTAGTCGTTGGCTTTCTGCGCCTTTTTGTCAATATCACTGGACTCGCTATTAATAACGCCGAGCTTCTCCAGCACCCACTTAATCCCCTCCCTCAGCTTGTTGAACGCCTTGAGCGGCAGCATCAGCGCATCGGCCAACTTGCGCCCAAACTCAACACCGGCATTCTTGCAACTGTCGAGACTCTCCTGGCTGGACTTCACCGGCTTGAGCAGATTGGTAAACCACTGCCACACCTCCTTTAGCTTGCCGCCTAAGTAGTCAAACATCGGCTTAAGCGGAGTAAACAGCGCAGCAATCGGCGCGAACGCTTCAGAAATGCCGATAATCACCCCGCTAAAGAAGGCGCTGATGGGTTCCCAGTATTTGCGGATAAGTAGCGCACCAGCGACAAAGGCAGCAGCCACGGCCACCACCGGCCACGTCAGCGCTCCCAACACAGCCATGATGGCCCCACCGGCGGCGCTGAGGATTGTGCCCATCAACCCCGCCGCTGCAACGATACCGTTAATCCCGGCAATCACCGGCCACGCGACCAACCCAATCCCACCCAGCACACCAATGACACCCAGGATGGCCGTGGTGACCATAAAGATTTTTTTCGTCAGCTCCGGGTTTGCCTTTGTCCATTTGCCAACAGTGGTTAGCCACTCAGTCGCCGAGCGTGTCAGTTGCCTCAGTGCCGAGTCCTGCTTTTCAAACACCTCAATCTGTACATCTTCCCAGGCCGACTGAAGGTTTTTTAAATCCCCGTCAAGGTTGTCGGTCTGAACTTTCGCCACCCTGTCCGTCGTCCCTTTCGACTCCTGGATTGCTGCACGCTTCTCCGCTAACTTCCCGTTACCGGCGGCGGCCACGAGCTTAACGGCACCTTTCATGGCCTCCTCACCGAAAATAACTTTCAGGTATTCAGCCTGCTGCGCTGTACCAAGTTTGTTTTTCTTGAATGAGGCGTGAATAGATTTAAGGATTTTTTCAACGGGCAGCATGTTGCCTTTGCCATCCCGCGTTTTGACACCCAACTCGCCCAGGGCCGCCGGTGATTGCCCACGCGGAGCCTGTAAGCGACTAAAGATGGCACTGGTGCCCGTTCCCGCCATTGAGGCTTTGATGCCGTTGTCCGCCAAAATGCCCAACATGGCGGTGGTATCTTCGATGCTGGCCCCGGCGGCCTCGGCAATTGGTGCGGCGTATTTCATCGCCTCACCCAGTTCGATGAGGTTGGTGTTTGACGACGTGAACCCCTTGGTCATCACGTCAGCAACGCGCTCAATGTCCGACATCGGCAGGTTAAAGGCCGATTGCATGTTGGTAATGATGTCGGCCGCCTGCGCGATATCCACATCGGCGGCCAGGCTGAGATTCACCGTTGAGCCGGTAGCGGCCAGCACGGCGTCGGCGTTATAGCCCGACTTGGCCAGCGTCGTCTGCGTGCGTGCAACGTCCATCGGCGAGAACGCTGTCGACCCGCCAATATCACGCGCCTGCTGCCGAATTTTGACGAGCTTCTCGTCACTTTTATCCACGCCAAGAATGGATTGTGTAGCCGACATCTGCTTATCAAAACCCACGCCGGGCGCAATAAATCGGCCTGCCGCATACAGGCCCGTCGTCGCAACCCCTACCCCGGCAGCACCCATCCCGGCCACATTGCCCGCCAGTTGCTTACCGGTCTGATAACGTCGCTGGACATTGCTTAATCGCGCCTGTTGCTGACTGACGCGAACCAGTGCCTCACGCTGCCGATTGAGCTGGTTGGTAGTGTCGCTGATGGAGGCTCTGAGCTTGCGCTCGTCGTTGGCAAGTGTGCGTGTATTAATCCCCGCCTGGGTCAACTCCTGCCGTTGACGATGCACTGACTGGCGCAGCCCGTTATGCTTGAGCTGCAACTCGGAGGCTGATCGCTTGGCTGCCTCCAACGCTTTTACTTGTGCATTGGTAGGGTTGACCGTGCTTCTCATTGCAACCGCCAGCGCCTCGGCATTCTGCTTGGCTTTTTGCAGTGCTCGGCCGGTGACCGCAAGCTGCGCACTCGACTCGCGAAAACCCTCAATACGTCTGGCTTGTGCATTCAGTTTTTTGAGGTCTTGCTGCGTCGTGCGGATGTTCGCAGACAGCGACCTGCTCGCTGTCTGGATGTGCTTGAATGGGCGACTGGCTTGGTCGACGGCTTTGAGTAGCACCTGCAATCTAACGTTGTTACTCATTCGCGTGTCCGCTTCGTTGGAGCGCTTTATCGCGCCAGTTGATAACCTCCATCAGGCTCATCGAGTAAAGCTCTGACGGCGGCCAGTGGAAAATCACCGCGATATCCGCCATCAGGTCATCAACCGACATCCCGGTGGGAAACGTTAGCGTTCCGCATTCGGCGACAAAAAACCAACGACCTGACCCGCCAGCGCCACAAGGTCAGGCAGCTCCAGCAAGGCAACCTCGCTTTCTGTCAGCGACGGGTAAGTCATGCGCGGCAAGACTTTGATAAGCGCATCAACATCCGACCCCGCCACCGCCGCCAGACTCACACCACGCAGGGTGCCCGCGTTTGGCTTAATCAACGTCACAGACGCAATCTCGGTATCGCCGCGCTTTACCGGTGTATCCAGGGTGACCACGTTCGGGTTTTCTGCTGCTTTGTTTGCTTTGCTCATGGGGTTATCTCACTTATTTAACAGGGGAAAAGGTGCGACCAGCCACGCTGACCGCCGGTAAATTACGACAGGCCGATATTGCGGCGGTGACGTTCCAGCATATCGACACCGTTCACGCGCTCAATCATGTTGATGGTGTCGATTTCGATGCGCTCTTTGCCGTCAATCGTCAGTTTGTAATAGGTGCATTGGGTGGTGATTTTGGTCTCGGTATCCTCACCCTGTTTCTGCTCGCCAAAATCCATTTCTTTATGGCGACCACGCACCACTATCTCGACGGCCACCACATCACCTGTGTCATCACGCTGGTAAGAGCCACAAAAGCGCAGCGGCACGGTTGACGCACTGGCGGCAGCGTATTGCCCCCACAGGGCGTCATCTGGCAAACCGCCGATGGCCCATTCCACATTTAGCGCCTCATCGTCCAGGCCAAAATCCACCGGGGCGCTGCCGTTCATGCCGCCGCCGCGATAGTTCTCCAGCTTGCGGGTCAGTTTCGGCAAGGTCACCGAACTGACAAGGCCCATGTAGCTCAAGCCGTCGTTAAACAGGTTGAGGTATTTCAGTTTGCGCGGGAGTGCCATTATTAAACGTCCTCTTAGCTGTTGACGGCGGCGGCCAGATTAACCAGATATTTATCGGTAATGCGCTGGCGCAGGGTTAAATCTTCCAGCGGCGGCACCGGGGTGTAGTCATAATCAATAAACAGCTTTCCGCCTTTCAAAGATTCCTTATCGTTTGAGCTTTCGTCATACCAGCAATCCGCATCAATGATGTAACCATTGCTTTTCAGCTCGCGGAATTTGGCCTTGATGCCGTCAATGATGTCGCGAATAAGTGTGGCCGTGACCGGTTTATCCACCGCCCACATGTGCGCTTCGGCCATGGTGTCAGCCAGCACTTGCGCGGTGCGGGTGTAGTTTTCAAACAGGAACAGCGGCTCATCCGAGCAGGTGCGGTTACCCCAGAAACGGAAACCATCTTTACGGATAAGGGTGGTAACCCCTGCCTTGTTGAGCAGGTCGGCATCGGTGCCGGGTGCCTGCAAATCCCAGAACACCGAGGCGCTAATGCCGGTCACGCCGTTAACGCCGACGTTGGACAGGGTTTTATGCCAGCCCTGTTCCTGGTCGATTTTGGCACGCAGACCCAGGGCGCGCGCCGTGGCGTAGGCGGTGTTGCTGGCATTGGTAGTGGTATCCCAGGCAAGGAAATCCGGCCAAATCAGCATCAACTCACGCTGGCCAAAGTTGTCGCGGTATTTGAGGGCGTCAGGGAGGGTTTTGCAGCCCCAGGCGCTGATGTAGCCAAAGGCGCGCAAGGATTGGCAGACCGTTGCCAGTGCGGCGGCCACGTCTTTCGTATCTAATCCTGGCACACCAAGGATGCGCGGCTTGACACCGGTGACTGACTGCGAGGTCATTAGCGCCTTTAGGCCGGTGTTCTGGCCCGTAGCATTTGTGCCGCCGATAATATTGGATGTGGTCTCAGCAGCGTCTTTGCCTTCGGCGACGCGCACCACCACCGTGACCGGTTTACACTGGTCAGCGATGGCCTGCAACGCCGTGGCCAGCGTGCCTTTTTTACCGGCCTTACCTACCGCCGCCTGCACATCGGTAATCAGCACCGGCACATTGAGCGGGAACATGACCGGGTCGGCATCGCTGGCGGTACACACCATGCCGACAATGGCAGTGGAAACAGTTGAAATCACGCGGGTGCCGTCGTTGACTTCAATGACTCGCACGCCGTGATGGTAGTCACTCATTGAGTTTACTCCGTGGTTGTTTGGTGTGGACAGCTTGCCGCCACGCGGGGTCGCGCGCACGTCAACAGCGTTGGAAGGTCCACCAAACAACGGCGCGCAGGGATTAGGATGGGGGATTACTTCATGACGATCGTTTTCGCCGATCAATATGACTGTATTGATCTACCGAATCGATTGGACGGTTTTTGGGCTAACGGGTTAGGGTTGACCTCAACGCGGCAACATCAGGGAAAGACCGCGCCAAAGAGAACAGCCCGCAAAATTTGCGGGCTGTTTTTCTATCAGGCATCCGGGATGGTTGGCCAGTCAATATCTGGCGCGCTTTCAGTATCCACTCTGTTAATCAGCACTCGGTAACGCTTCCAGGCCAGT